GTTGCGCCTCCAGTAGATGCGCTATTGACGGTACTACTTACAAAATCTACTAGGTCGGTGAGGTTTGTGCCTGAGAAGGCGTTAATAGAGATAAATGTCTGGTCGCCAACTCCGTGGCCAGTAAGTGTGAAAGTATAAGAGGAACCTTCGCTTGCACCGGCTACCTTCGAGAATATTTCAGTTCTGAAGTTAGAGGAGGAATCTATTTGAGAGTCTTCCAATGTCCATCCGGCAGGTGCCGTAAAGGTAACCGTGTCATCATCACAACGAAGGATGGCAATGAGTCCATCTCCCTGGATAACGCCAGAAGGTTTACCACAGACAATCTCAGATTGAGTTCCTGAGACATTATGAGACTCGAACGACCTAAACGCCGCCGCCATATTAGACGGCAGTTAGGCGGAAGATACCATCTGCGTTCCAGGTAATTTGGAATGTTGAAGCATTGGTGCTTTTGTCTTCTGCAAGGTCAATGAGGGCGATGAGCGGTGAAGTTGCCGGAGTTCCCGTGTCTTTATAGATTACTGCGTACCGAGCAGTAAGTGTTGAGGTAGACCATGAAGCATCTGCTGAGTCGAATACTACTCGATTATTCGCATCGTCTTGTGTCCAGGTTTTTGAGCCAAGGGTTGCGCCTCCTGCCGTATACCCCGTACCAGAGATTTCGTTCGTAATGTCGTTGAAGAAATCATGCGAGTCTTGGTTTGGTGTATACGACGAGGTCGTGAGAGCCACCTTGATGGTGTCGTTCGCTAGGTCGATATCAGACCCGTCGTACGCTTTCCTGAGGAATGTGGTGTAGATAAAAGATGCCATATTAAACGTAGTTAGTTATTTTAGGGGTAAATATCTTTCGCTCGTCCTGATTCCTGCGAGCGTAGAAATCCTCTACTTCTCGCTCCATGCGAAGCGAGTCAGATTCAAAGGTCGGAGCACTAGACATGAGGTTTCGTTTTGCATACTGCGCCGAAGGACGAAGGGCGAGGTATTCATGGTATAGCCCAGCAAATCCAGGCTTCTTAGTGGTGTCTGTCGTTAGGAAGAAGGTCTGCTCACGATTTACAAACAACTTAAGCCCATTTGTTGCTGAATATGAAGGCGCAACATCAAAGAAGATGCCGTTTGCGATAAGACCATATCTAGAAGGTACGCCCTGATTAGTATCGCCGGTTACTATCGCATTATCCCTGTCCTCTAGTTCGTCAAACGGCTCTATCTCGTCATAGGTTGTGGCTGTAGCCGAAGAAAGAACCGCAGCTTTTTTATATTCCAGTACAAGGTTTCCCGAACCATCAGTGGTAAGCGGATAGTCCTTTTGTCCCTGTACGATGTTCGTAGTGATTATTGGATAGTCCGTGTGGTTTGAGTCGTCATAATCTGCCCTTCCATCTGCCTTGAAGATAATCCCGAGTAGACGGGAATATGCGAGGTTTACCTCAGAAGTGAACTGTTTAAGTAGGGACGCACTGCCTGTGATACGGCCAATGCCATCATCACCAAACAGGTTTCTTTCGATAACCTGGATTATTCCATTTTCGTTTGAAGTGTCGCTAAAGACGAGGCTCATGTGGTTTTGTTAGGGCTAGTAGGCCCGCGCCCGTCCCCGATTTCTCGGAGAAAGGGCGGAACTGCTAGTCAGCAGGGATAGTCTCGTCAACTGCACACACCACATCTGCTGGAGAGCCTGAGTCGGCACCCTTAACACAAGTGAGTAGAGCATAGTTGTTGATACCAATCACAACATTCTGTCCGTCAGGTTCTTGAAGGTCGACACCCGCACCGGCTGCAATCGTAGTAGTCGTTGCGGCTGCGGTAAATGGGTTTTCGATAATCCAAGTCCTAGACTCTCCCGTCTTCATGAGAGGGAAGGTCGTAGATGCTGGAAGAGTTGCGGTAAGTGCTGCCTGGGTAGAAGAAGCGGTGAAAGTGAGAATCTTTGCACGATCCATCTGCCCCGCAGTGATAGTCACGGTTGAGGTAACTGGAGTTACGACAACGCGCTCGCCACCGTCAACAGAACCGGCACTGAATATCTGCTTAACGAAGTGTTCAGGCCCAGCAGCCGCTCCGAACTCCGTCACCACAGGGGATTTAAGCACTGCAAACCCTGAGACGATGAGCGCGAGAACGGCGAATGCGATTGCTGTTTTCATAAGCCTTATGCGACGTTAATATCGAACACCAAGCCAGCGTGCGCCGTAGGCGTAAGATGACCGATGTCAACACGAGAGTAGAACGCAGTACCAGAGAAGAACATGTTGGTGTCCGCAGCAGGAAATTCAATGGTGTGAGCACGACCATAGGTTCCGCGAAGGATACCAAGACGCTGAATCTTCTTAACACCTGCAAACACATGGCCTGAAGCATGGTCATTTGACCAGTAGTGGTCACAGGCCATGTAACGGAGACCTTCGACAGTACCCTCCTTGAGAGCCTTATCTGCCTCCATGAAGCCGTTAGCCTGTACAAACGCTTCGAGCAATTCAAAGTCAGCAGCGCGCCAGACGAATCCGACACCATACTGATTCATCATTGCCTGACCGTTTGCCTCACGAATCTCACGCTTCACACCACGAATAATATCGTCGATGTTAGCAGCGGAAACCGTAATAGGGTCAGTAGCAGTACCGCCACCGCCAATTGAGACCGTACCGAAGTCCGTCCAAGAAGCGTGCTGTGCTAGCACCTGAGTTTCGATGTACTCATTCAAGAGCGCACCGATGCGGTCAAATAGTTCTGCTGGCTTAGTCCAAGGAGACTGATAGAGGTCAGCATGGTCAACTACCAATCCAAGGTCGCGTCCGGTAGAAATCGTAAGAGTTTCTGCGGTTTCTGCGAATACCTGAAGGGCAGTACCAGTTCCACGGGTAACCGCCTGGGTAGACGGAGTCGTGGACATGTAGGAAGTAGAAATGACGCGAGTGTCAGTTATCGTGACATCACACATTTCCTTCCACGTAGTTGGATGGTCCAAGCGGTCCTGGAGCACATCCTCATACATTGTTTCGTACGTGATGGTGTTAGCAACAGCCATTTTGTAGGGAATTATGAGGGTAATTCCTAACCCCTAGCACTTTTACTTACCGTTGTAGAACGGATTGCCACCTGTTCCCTTGTGTTTTGCTACCAATGAGCGAGCAATCTTTGCGCGAAGTTTACGGTCAGGTACTTGGTCTGGTGTAGGAGGAACTCCTTTAGCAAGCCAGTATTCTTCCGTTTGAGTAGCCGTCTTACTGTTTCCGCCACCTCGTATTTCAGAGGTTGCTTCCACATTTGCCTCGTCGGTTCGGAACTTCTCAAGTTTTGCTTGGAAATCCACATCATCAACAAGTTTATCAACGGGCATACCCCACTTCTTTGCGGTAGAGAGGGCAAGTTCTACTTCTTTCTCTTTGGAGATACCCGCAGAGCGAAGAAAGGTTTTCTGTAAAAGGTCTGAAGAGTCAGGTTTTGTAGTAGCCTCTTCCGCCTTAGGCTTTTTGAAGTCCTTAAGTTCGCGTTTGAGTGAGCCTAGAGTTTCCTGCAACTTAGCGTATTCCTCGCGGGATACTGCTATCGTGTCGGATTCAGGCTTTTCTACTACAGTTTCGGTTGTTTCAGGCGTAACCGGAGCCTCTTGATTTGTTTCGGTACTCATAACCGTGGTTCTCTTCTAAGGAGGAAGAATAGCCTTTAATTGGTAGTTTCCACTTTTGATAACGGGAGTGACAACCCAAGCAACCTAATCTTCTTTCTTTGCTTTCTTAAAGAACTTCTTAGAGTCTTTCTTCTCAAACTTCTTCTCTACTGCCTCCTCCTGCTCGCGGATTTTCTCCTTGAGAGAGGACATCTTTGCTGAATCAAGTAATGTCATAGATTTATCGGTAAGTAATAGTGCTGGTAGCCTCTGCCCCCGTCTGGACAATAAGAAGGCCATCAGTCATGTAATTGGTCATTGTTTTCATGCGAGTATCATACATCATATTGTTGTCAATAAGTTATTCACACCCCTACTTGGGCCTTAGGTTCTTTTGGTTCTAAGGAAATGTCCTTGTACTTTTCTATCTCTCGCCATGCGCTTTGTAGCAGGTCTATCGCTATGCGTTGTGCCGCTAAGAACTGTACATCGGTTTCTTTCTTTGTTTTGAGGAACTCATCAAGAATTACCTCATATACCGCTTCCGATGTGTTCGGGTCTGCTATAAACCGCTTTAGTTTCTGTGTTTTTACGACTTCGTTCATGCTTCTGCGGGCACAGGGTTAAGTGCCATTGGTGCTGGGCCTTGTGCTTGAGGCTGTTGAGCAATGGATGACTGTGCTGGTGGCTGTACCATCGAAGAGAAGTCAGCAATAGACATGCCTGAAAACTCTAGGATGTCGCTAAAGCTCTTGGCGAGAGCCGGAACTTGCATAGCCTGTTGGAAGCCTGAAGGATTTGCGAAGATAAATTGGAAGATTGAGAGTAGCTTGTCTGAAGCGTTTACCAAGTCCTTCTGCTTTCCTGCGATATTTATACCCATTCGCATTGGTACATCACGGAATTCGTCCTTGAGGATTTTAATGAGCTTTTTATTCCCCGACTTGGCAAATACCTCCTTAAAGGTGGTCTTGAGCATGTCCTGCTCTTCCTGCGTCAGGATTTTGCCCTTTAGCAGGGACTCTTTTATCTTCTGGTTTGCATGGTTATTCGCCATCTGGTCAGCAATCCAAGTGACTTCCTCTGCTGAAAGCGATGCAACAAACTCCTGACCTCTAACAATTTCTCGGATAATATCGGGGATAATCCAAGTTCGGTACAGTTTTTCGATAAACTTTGCTCGCTGACCTCGTCTACGGTCATGGAGTCCACGACCTTGCGCTACAGTGCGCTCCTGTCCACGGAAGGTAGTACCAGAGTTAGGCTCCTTCCCTAGGATAGGGTCAAACGCTGCCCCTGAAAGTTGTGCGTGCTCAAACCATTCGTTAATGCTCTTTTCGTATAGTTGGATATTGGCGACTGCTGCGGTTGGAATCTGGGTGATGTTTGAACCCTCAGCAATCGTGGTGATTTCAAGATTCTCCATGTCTTGAATCTTGTTTTTGCTAGTGAAGGTAGGGTCATCCGTTACGAGAGGAACCTTAGAACCCGCCTCAAGCATCTGTGTCTTGTGTATGGTGAGGAAGTTCGTCCACACCTGTGGCTGGAGGAGCATTTCACCCACGCCACGACCTAGAGCGCGATTATAGATAGGTTTAGATGAGAAGAACATGAGGTTTTCTCCATCATCCTTCTTGCGGTATAGGGTTACTCCCTGTTTTTTCTTATTTTTGTCTGTGTAGAAGGCTACCACCTGTACCTGTCCGTAGTTATCTTCTGTATTGTCGTTATCTAGCAAATACGCTTCAGGTAGCGTGCCTCGTACCACATAAACCTCAATAGTTTTACCGGGGACTTTGTTTTTCTTTTCGTTATCAGTGCCCACAGGGTCTTTATCGTCTGTTCCAAGAAGTGCAAGCGCATCAAGAGAGATAGTTGCGCCGTTTGCCTCATCACCCCATCCATAGGATGACATTGAGCGAAGTTTATCTGGAGAAAAGTAGAACTTTAACCCTATTGGGCCTCCCATAATGTCAGTCTGGTCGCAAAATGCGACTGAGTTTAGTTGGAGTAGTTCAGGTCGTTTCTTTGCTTTCTGCACTATGACACCGCCGTAATCAAGGTCTGACTCGGTAATTTCATCAAAAAGAGTGTCTAGGTCGTGCTCTCGGACATATACCTCATCGTGATACTTCTTTACGAGGAAAGAGAGTGCTCGAGCGTTGTCCCCTTCAATGAAAAACACTACATCCTTAACCTCAATATCCTCAGTCCAATAGGCGAGGTTGAGCATAGGCTCCATAACATTCTTAAAGGCACGAAGAAACTTCGTTTGACTGTTTTCCCCGCCATAAAACTGACCATTCTTGAGGTGGAAGATAAGCTGGATATGGTCGCGCATATTCCAGTCCCAATTATCCCCTACCTGAACCTTATCAGTCTCGTAAAGGGCTTCTTGAGACTTTATGTAACTATAAATATCAGTGTTCATAGGCTAAATAGTGAGGAAGTACGCTTTAGATTTATTTCGCGCATGGTAGGAGAGGCATTGAATAGTCGTGCGACTACGAGAGGCGGGATAATCCTTGTCTTTTCCTCCTTGCCGTTTGAAATGACTAGAATTCCGCGACCTTTTCCAACTCCCCCTGGCTTAATGTTAGTAAGTGCATCAAGAGTGGTTGCGCCCTTACCAACAAAGTCTTTCCCCCATATCTTGAGGGTTGCTGTGTAGGTACTTTTTGCCGTCTTTTTTGCTGGCATAGTCTTATGCTCTACCGAAAGTAACTGAGCGACCACCGACTTCTTTAGTCATGGCCTGTTCCTCAAACACTTTTAATGCACTTTTTGCTTCGCGTTGTGGACCCATCATCGCAAACTTCTTGTCTACCGCTTCAGCAATTGCCTTTCGCTCTGCCTTGCAAGGTTCGCAATAGTAACGGTCAGGGTCGCTGTCCTGGTACTTTTCCCCGCACTTTAAGCATGGGTGTGTATACATGCCCGTACACTATCACACAATTATTGCAAGGAGTTATCAACAAGCCACGGATACGCCTCTTCCCAACCCTCAATTTCCCTATAGTTTTCAGTTATCTCTTCACCAGCTTTTATGTTTGTGAGTGCCTTGTCCTCTTTGGCATCCGCGTTTGGGGTGTCGGAATGATTAAAGTATGCACTCATGTGGTTTACCGGATACCAGAAATGTGAACCTTGTGGAATACGGGGGAAATGGCTTAAGAGTATCTCGCGTATCTCTGGGGTGAGTTTCTTAAACTTCTTATAGGGTAAATCGAGCATGTGGGGAAGAGCGTCTGCATAGAGTTTTTCCCCTTTTGTGATGTCTCGCACCGCAAATACCCCTACACCATGAATACTAGATGGGGCTATCTTTAACTTCACTATCTCATGGAGTAACTCTATCTGGTTCTTAAACTGCTCTTCTTGCTGTTTTTTTGTGGTCATATAACAAAGTCTTTCTTGGCGATAATTATATTCATAATCTTTTTCCACTCTAGGTATTGCTGGAAGCTTTCAAAACCCTCCTCTTTCATCATCTGCTGGCGTTTTTGTAGCTTGTCCCGACACCGCTTGCAACGCACCATTCCCTTCACGGTAGCGTGCTTGTGGTCGGAAAACATCACATTCCTGAGGCGTGTCTCCACTTCTGCGTAGCAAGCAGAGTCTTTGAGTTTCTCCGGTAAATTATTGAATATGGGGTGTGTTGGTAGCTCGTGGAGATTGGATAGGTCTACTTTTTTGTATTGTTTCATACGCCAATGTTTGTTTTAGTGCGTTTTTCTTGCTTGTTTACCACATGAGGGCATGCATCCCATCCTTCCCGGCAACATTCTGGGATGATGATATTCAACCTGTCACCTTCAAGTAATTCCTCCATAGAAAGACTATACAGCAATATTATTCCTTTCCCGTGGTTTATTCACACTTGGATACAGTTCCCTCCTGCGAATGACCGGGAAGAGGCTGGTAATGGCATAGCGTGATGCGTCGAGTAGATGGTCTGGAGTATCGCCTGGTTGGCCTGGAATAATCTTTCCCTCTTTGTCTACGGCCCATAGATAGCCGTTTCGTTCTTTTATAAGGTTAGTGCTCCTGCGAGTAACACTGATACGCTGGTCTTGTACTGCCTTTATGCCGTACTGGACTGAGTCTCTACCTTTTACCGCTTCTCGTATATTTAGACCGTACATCTTAAGTTCAGCGATGCTCTTAGGCTCTGCACTGTCGGCAATAATAAGTGCGCTTGGTAGATTTTTGAGAGTGTTTGCCATTTCCCTATTACTCATTTCAAGCTGATAGGCTATTTCATCGAGAATATACCCGCCATTTAGGTAGTAGACGGCTACTATCGCTGCGGGGTCTGGGTGATAGCCAAAGTCCACGCCATAGCGTTCTAGCCGTGCTTCGTGAGGAAGTTCGTCGATAATATTCCAGTCTTTGTATATCTTTAATTCATTACTACTTGGTTCCCCGAGCCACTTCTGCCTAAAGAGTGCTGGTCGCCTTTCCTTATCGTCTTGTATTTCCCTTTTAATAGTTTCAGGGAGGAAGCCGTGCTTTTCTGCTATGTCGTAGTTTACATTTATGACAAGCGTATTTGGTCTGCCTTCAATAACTAGGCGTTTATGCACTGGGTCATCTTCTAAGAGACGGTTGTAGGTATAGATAATCTGACTTCCGGGCTTTCGTACCGTAGGAGTCAGGACTTCTATAGAAGAAGTAGAGACAGTTTGCGCTTCTTCTACCCACGCATAATCTATGCCCTCAATGGATTTGATACTTTGTTCATTGTGCCAAAGTCCCTTGAAAAGAAAGTCCGAGCCGGTAACTGTATTTACTATATCTTTGTCTGTTACCTTAAAGTCGTGTAGTTCGTATTGTTTTATTAGGTCTGCGAGCAATTGGTGTGAGGATTCTGCTATGGAGTTTTGGAATTCACGGAAACAGGCTATGCGGGTTTTCTTTTCTCGTGCACGAATAAGGAGGAACCTGGCTACGCTATGGCTTTTAAGAGAAAAGCGTCCACCGTAGATAGCGGCCTCACGCCACTCTCTACCGAAAAGAGGCTTAAACTCTATCGGTATTTCTATCGTCTTTTCCATCGAGGAATTTAACTAGTACTGGTGCTATCTCTTTCCCTCCTGAGGTAATATCTGTTTCTGTCTTTTCACTATACCCATGCTTTGAAAGCATTACCTTTGCGATAGTTGAATTAAAGTCTCCTGTAAGTCCTTTTGAAAGAAGTGTCTTTGCTTGTTTTTCTCTCATTTCCTCTATGATGTCTAAGAATTCTTGTGAGATTACTTGACTTTCCCAGTTATATATTGTCCCGCGAGATACGCCTATGTAGTTAGCGAGGCCTTCAATGGAGTGGATCACCTCGTCAGTGGGAAGATTGTCTCTGTATTCTTTTGCTTTCTCTAAGATTTTTTCGTTGTAGTCGGTTGGGCGTGCCATAGATAAAAATACTTTACCACACGCTTGGTTTGTTGGGTAATTGTGGATTAGTCATTGTGTTACTACTTGAACCTTTGCATATGAATGGGGCAAAGCCAACCCATTGTTTTATGTACCCAGGCAGTTTTTTCTCCCATGCCGCCAAGAGGTTCTGCACATTTCGCACATTCGATAACGTGCTCTTTCTTGTTAAGAGTTATGACCATGATTGAAGGTAGATGCGTCGTGACCTCTTACAAAGACATCGGTTTACATACCAACCGTCGTCATAACATTCACCAAGCCGGTCTGGGTGGATTTCAT